TCTACACAATCATGTCTAGATACATATGGCATTACATCATTGACATAAGTCACATCAATAATATCATTGTATCTTAATGACAATGCTTTGAATCTTTCATATGAATGACCACTTGCTAAGTTATGGACTGTGCCATTGAACTCAACTGGGTCAAACATAATCATCGGTGTAATTACACCATTCTTACCAACCGTATATTGGTAACCACGGAATCTTGTAGATCTAACCATAGCATTGAACTTAATTGCAATACTATACTTATTCACATGATTCTCACGACCAAGAGCTTGAATAATATTCTTATCGGTATAAGATACCACAATACCATCATAAGCAAATGGCATGTAAGATCTAAACCAATCAGCATCTTGGACAAACTTATTCACTTGGAATAGTACGTTGCTATAATAACCTTGAATGATTCTATATCGATTAGGTTCTTTAGTAGCAAAGTATCTATTCATGAATTCTAATTCTTCTATACGACTATTGAAGTCTAAAGAAGTTGCTAATGGTACTAACGTAATAAAGTCAATATAATCTCTAGCATTAGCTGAACCAATAATACCAGCTATCGCAGTTCTCATATTCTTATAAGTCTTACCAGTAGCATTTTGGAATCTAACTAGATCTTCTTTGGTAATGATTGCCTCAAATTTCATACCAATAACTTCATTATCAGATAAGTCATTAGGGAATCTATAACCATATAAGATATCAGTTAAATCTGTAGCTAAGTCAGCATCTAGATCTCCTCGGGTTCTAGCACTGACTACTTTATTATTTACTTCGGCTTCTACAGATAGTCCATCATATTTGATTTCAGCTACCATCTCAAATGGAGTTTGATAGTTAATCAATCCCATCATGACATGCTTAGCTAAGAAGTCTCTTTCAAATATCTTTACCTTTGGATCTTTATCTACAAAAGCTTTCTTTGCATCGGACTCTAATACAAACTTACACTTATCTAGAGTACCAACTAATTGAGGATATTTATGAGCTGTATCTCTACCTCTATCTGATACTGTAGCATGATTAGATTCTATTGCAGGTTGCCATCTATTCGTTGGGACTTCAATGAATGTATCTCTATATAGAGTATCATTAGTTTCTTTCGGATAAGACACTATAGCTTCAATATAACTTTCATTACTTGTAGCCTTACCTTTGCCTTGGAGCTTAAAGTGAACTACATCAGATCCAACTTGGAAGTTAGGATTGTATTTCTTATAAGCTTCTAAGAGTAAATCATAAATACCATCTTCTAATGGTAATACAGCTAGATCTGTATTATTATATAAGACATTGCTGATACGTAAGATTGTATCAGCATCATCTATATCTTGAATGGTCCAGTTTGGTTTATTTAACAAAACTGAAGTCCGTTCATTAATCAATCTTAAATTCTCGTCTTCAAAGACGTTATCAAGACTACCACGTAAGAGAGTCGTATATAGATCTCTTAAAATCATGATTGCCTCCTTATCTATTAAAGTACTTAATACCCCTAGTTACCCATAAGGAATCTGTTTCACTATAACCTTCTGGAGGTTCGCTACTCATAGCTCCTTCCATGATAGCTGGGATACCTGGCTCAACGAAGTTATCATATACTGGATAATACTTCCCATTGAATTCCTTAACTGTAATAGTCATCTTAGACTTATCATTCTCTCTTAATGCTTTAAGATAAGAATAGTCTTCGAGCATTGCAGGTGTATAGAAATCTTCATCTGGGATATCATACAATAATGCTTCTTGATATTTCTTCGGAACCTTTTCGAATGTGAGTTTTAGACCAATAGCCTTAAGATATGCATTTACAATCTCAGCAGATCTAGATTTAGCATCTGCAGATAAAGTAATGTCTACATCATTAGGATTCTTAGTCAATAGATCTTTGATAGATCTACGTCCAATAGGAGCTGTACTATAAAGCATCAACATAATTACATTAATATCATCACCAATGTGAGTCAATGCACTAATTTCCATCTCCCCTTGTCGGATAGGTGTATTAGTATATACAGGTTTATATAGACCGGCAGATTTATTACGGCTATTTTCACCTTTGTTGTTACTGAAAGACATACTTGTTGCTGAGAACTTTTCTTCCGCATATTGTTTCAAACGACATACGTATTGTTTAGCCACAAGTACAGGTCTTAAAGACTTAACCAATCTAATACCTTGATTGGAAGAATCAAGCATAGGAGTATATACATACCCATGTCTTGTTTCTGGGAATTCAGCTAGAACTCTTTGTAGAGTTTCAATAGTAACTGGTTCTTGCATTGGTAGAATAGATATAGTAATATTGCCATCTTCGATAATAGAGTTTAGATACTCCATACGAACTGATGGATTACTACTACTTACGAACTCTTCCATCTCTTTAGCTTGACTTGGACTAAAGAAGCTTACAAATTTTATAATCTTCTTAAGAGATCCATTAGTGTCTTGCTTATTAAGATTACGAACTACAGCAGCTGATGCGGAATTGATTTCCATTTCAAATAACTGAGATGGATTCAAACGATTGACTACAGTTGCTTGGTTGTATTTCATATCTACTCTTTGACCATCCTCAGTTTGAGGCATTAGTTCATCAGGTAAGATATTAGAAATGACACCTTTACCACCATATCGGTTAGTTAACTTATCACCGATATGAAGTTCATTCTCTTCTAGGATATATACATCCATCTGTAAGTTAGAGTATACATTATTATCTATATTGAACTTAACTCCATCCAAGATCTGTTGACTTGTATGCATAAGTTTTTGTAGATCGTATCCTAACTCACACTTATAGTTTGCTTGAAGTTTACGTACAGTATGGATTAACTCATCACAGAATCGCTTATTGTCTTGATAATACATATTAAGCTGAGTATTGTAGATAGAGTTCTCCATTAGGTCTGGGTTATTAGTATGGATTTCAATACCAACTACTCGACCATTAGATGTAATCTTCTCATCAGACATATTGATATCTTGAAGCTTATTGAATACTTGAGAGAATAATGCTTCTTCTTTATTTTCTCGACGTACTGCAGCTAAGATACCTTCTTTGATTTCTTCACCAATATCAGGGATAACCTTATAGATATCCTTGTTACCATATAAGTTAAGCAAGATATCATTTTCATTGATCATAAATGAGATCTTCTTAACTAGCGGTGATTTGAATCGTTTTGCACAGGACTCACTAATCTCGATAGCGTCTTCAGTTGTCTTATTCTTTGCAATATACATTAGTAAGACATTGATACCATCCATCCTGTTGTTGTACTCATCGAACCCTTTAGATTTTGTAATAACGTCTCCTTTCTCAATAACACTGCCTACGACAAGATTATTTAGAACTGAGTTATTAATCTCATAACCAAAGGATTCTGTGATATACTTATAGTCCAACTTATGAAGGATATCCAAAGTATTGGTTTCTTCGTTATGGACGATAAGATAATATTCATGACCTGGGGTCATAGCATATCTTTCTATTCTAGCTAATACAGTTTTACGTTGATCAGCTTGTTGGAAAGATGTTGAACGATGTCCGAATTCATTCTCAAAGCCAGTTTGAATGAATGGGACTTCTGGGTAGCATAGTGCCATAGATTGTTCTGAATGGACACTATACATAATCTTTCGACTACCAGAACTACTAGCTGGGAATGGTTGGATTAACTCTTTCCCTAGTACTTGTTCTGGAATCTGAATTCTTTGCCTAGCACGATTAATCTCGTCGTCTAGAATCAATGTGTTCGCCATTATGTCTCCTTTCTAAAAGTATTATAAAATGAAATACAGAAGAGTAATCAATACTCTTCTGTATCACCTTTATAATATATAACTTAATCTTCCAATGCTCTGAAGGACGCAATGAGGTCTTTCGTAATAGATGCATTCGTAACTTGACCACTTGTAGGTACTGGAGCAATCAATTGATCCATTACTTCACGAGCCAAACGTAAGAATTGCATACGGAAGTCTTCTTTTTCTGTAAAGAACTCTTTGAAATCACGAGTTCTAAACTTAGTATCATAGCCATCTAATTCTAAGTAAGCACCTTTAGTGGCAATCTTACCAGAATCTTTAAGCATAACCATTAGAGAATAAAGTGGATCGAAACCATAATCTTGAGAGAAGATCAATGGTGTAGATTTACCAGCTTTATTTGTACGAGACTTACCTAAAGAGATATCAACTTGGGAACCAGAGAACCCAAATGTCTCTTCTTTAAGTTTACTATCATCGAATCGAATGATGTTATTCGCTAAATAAGTTACAGCTCTACCACCAGGTAAAGACTCGCCCTGTTTAAGATACATCAATTGACCTTTAGTATGCATAAATGCACTTGCTTCAATCTTTTCAGTAATATGATTGATTACCAATAAGATGATATTAGTTGCTTTGATTAATTGCATTACACCTTTAAGGAGAGATGTATTTGCTTTAGCCATTGCTGTAGCCGCCATTTGACCAGATAATTCACCTTTATCTGCAATACGTTCTGGGGCTAATAATGCAATGGAGTCAATAATCATAACAGTTGGGATAAACTTAGTAATTGGATTACCAGTAGAATCTCTCATACCAGTGTCATACATAAGTTTTTCTTTATTCTTTAATTTAGTTTCATAGATAGTATAGATATCATCGTAGATAGACTCTGCAGTGATACCACTATTCTTAATAGAAACATGGTCAAATAGTTCTTGACCAACGTACCCAGTTAAAGTTTCCAAACGTGGAATAGTAATACCACCTTCCATAGATTGGATAACCATTTCTGCATCTGGGAATTGGTTAATAATATTAGCCGCCGCTTGTACAGCAAAAGTAGATTTACCTGAACCTGAGCGACCAATAAGTAAGTTATAAGACCCATCAAGAATACCTCGATGTGTTACAGGTGTAATCTCACCTTTGTCATTATAACAGTTTAATTTATAGCCATTCAAAGAATCAAAATTTAAAAAGCCTGTTGGGTATGCAACATCATATAGACCCTGCTCTGGAGAGTAGCCTGTTACCTCAGCTACACGTTCAATTAGTAAGCCCATAATAAAATCCTCCTAAAAAATATTATTATAAGTTACTAATAAGTTCCAGGAGGGTTAAAAAAATAAAATACCCCAAGGTAGTTAAACTACCTTGGGATAGTTGTTTAGAATATATAGAGACCTTGCTCTTTAAGTTCTTCAGCTATATATAAGACCTTATCATAATCTGCAGATAAAGCTAACATAGAGCATCGTACATCTTTACGAACTTTTTGTAGACGTAGACATTCTTGGCTATACTTAGTTAATACACGTTTGATGATAGTCATAGGACGTTCATTCAACATGAATAGCATAGCATTAGTTTCTAAGTCAAACATCCAGTTCTTGATAGATGTATTAATCTTAGGATCTTCACAGG